GAGTAACAGGAGCGGTGCCCGTGGCCGGTTGTAACTTAAAGTCAGTTGCAGTTTGAATACTGCTTGCAACTGTTCCTGGTTCCCACTGACTGTTCGCGTTATCCCAGATAAGTACTTGACCATCCGATGGGCCAATAGCCGGGTCTACGGAATGAAAATAAACAGTCGTAGATCCTGTAAGAACCGCATCAAGAGAACTTCTATCAACAAAATCAAAGCTGTAGGCAAAGGAGCCAGCCGTGCCGACGCCTCCATTGATCGTTAGTTCTGTGAATGGGCCATACTCCGACGTCGAGAACCAGAAAGAACCGTTAGACGTAGGAAGAGGCAAGGCGCCTAAACTGTTCTTTGATCGGTTATCTATCAATATCCCCTGGGCGCCGTTGGTCTGAAACTCGCCCGAATTGGTAAAGGTGCCTTGCTGCATCTCGTAGCCTTGAGCGTTGGCTACCGTTTCCACGTCAGTAAGATCCCTGATCTCAGTAGCGCCACCACCGCCAGAGATCGTGCCTGGTTCCCATTGACTGTTTGCGTTATCCCAAAGAAGGGCCTGACCATCAGTAGGTGCAACCGTAGAGGTATCTACGTCGCTGAGATCATCGATGGATGAGACAGCCGTTGGTAGCTGAGTAGGCTTGAACTTGGAATCAGCATTCACCCATTGAAGGATGTCGCCGTCAGCAAGTGGCGCATCCCCTGACGAGAACATCGCCATCTCTAGGGTTATCTCTTCGCCACCTGATAGCGAAGACTTCCAGCTGTCGTCAGCAAACTGAATGCCGGATCTAGTGCCGTTCTGGTTGGCCCATCCACCTGACAGCGTAGTACCGACGTAGGTTGACACGCCGTCAATGTAGACCGTTACGTTCAGCACTCCGCTTGCGCTTTGCATGGCGCTTGCATCGTCACCGTTATTGTCTGTGATGTTCACCATCCAGGAGGTGCCGGTCCAGTTGGAGATCAGGCCGGTTCCTGGATTCGTTAAGCTGCTGGATGAATAGATCCATGTTCGTTGGGCACTACTCGGTCGCAACGAAAAGTCTGTTGCTGTCTGAATACTGCTAGACCCGCCGCCCGCAATTAGATTGCCGCCTAAACTCTTAGCCATGGATTACAGCCCTCCTACTTTGGTTGTAACACTGGGAGTTCCGCCTGTAAAACTCACTAGGCGCACTCGAACGTACTGTAGGGGCAGATCGCTAACGCTGTATCCAGTTGTCCCGTCTGCGCTGATCGTTGTATCGGCTTCTGTACTAGCTAAATTAAAGAAATAGGTATTGTCAAGGCTTCCTTCAAAACGCAACACGGCATCCGTACCAATGCCTGTGGTTGTTACCTGAAATGTGACTTGATTGGTTTTAAGGCGTACTGCAGTAGTCACTCCTACAGCCGTTAGCGTGTCTAGTTGTTTTGTACTGAACGGGAAAAGTGCCATCGCACGTCACGCACTACTTATTTACTTGAGCATAGCGTATGTTTACTAGCCTTAAACGCACTACTTTTTGCCCTTTAGCCGTGATAAGCAGCGATAATATGAGGCGTTAAAGATACCGTTCCAGAGGAAATGGCGGCTATTCTCATGCGGACTTGAGGGGCGGACTTTCCGGTGTAAAAGTAGACGTATTGGCCCGCTGAATTGATGGTTTTACTGGTGTCAATAGTGAACCAGTTACCACTGCCCTCGAAATTAGCTTCTAAAGCCAAGGTGAAGTTTGCTGAGCTGGACACATCAGCTGCAAATGCGTATTCGCTGGTGTGGGAACCGACGGCGAACCAGTCGTCTACAGAGGTCATTGTTGCCCCCGTGTGCTCGACGATGTTTGTATACCGGTTGACCCCGGTTGAAGCGACAGCAGCCATTACTTTTTCCCCTTTGGTTTACGTTTTTTGGCCGTTTTGGCTGCTTTTTTGAACGCTCCAGCGGTTGGAGCGCCCTTTGAGCCTGGTTTACGCATACTTTCGTCCGCGCCAGCCTTGATGCGCCTACGTTTAGCGTGGATATTGGCGTAGAGACCGCGTTTTGCCATGGAAATCACGACAGCTGTTCATAGTCTACTTCTTGGGGCCCTTCTTTCCCTTGGGCTTGTTCTTTTTGCCTTGGCCGTAGTGTCCGGGCATTGATTTATGGGGTGGGTTCAGCTGAATCTACTTCCTTTTGGGGTGTTATTTCGGCTTCGATTACCTCGCTTTCGGGTAGTTGGGCGGTGACTACTTTCGGTTCTACTTGGATACTTAGGGAAGGCACTTGGACTGATACTTGTTCCGGGGTGTTTTCGCCCAAGACACGTCCCAGGGAATCCAAAACTTGGGCGGCGACTTGGTAGTGGCCCTTTTTCATCGCGGCGTGGACGACGCGGAGGCGCATGGTTTGGATGCGGCCCAGCATTGCTTCGCGGTCGCGGATCCAGTCTTCTTCCGTCCAGCTTTTTACTTGGTCCCAGTCGCGCCAGGCAGTGGGGATGCTAATTCCTTCGCGGGCAGAATGTTCATATACGATTTGGCGCACGCTGTGGCCGTCCAGTTGGTGGCGGTACATGCGGCGTTGACGCGCTTCGATGTATTCTTGGGCGCGTTTATCACCACGACTGCGCTTTTGTGGGCCCTCGTAATTAACCATTGGTTTGTGTAGCTCAATACAACCTATAGGAAGTTGTGCCCATTACGCCTGATTTTGCCAGGTTGAATTGTTGTAGGCATAGGTAGCCGAAAGCGTCAAATGCGTGGTCTACGCCAAGGTTTTTGTTTGGTAGGCCCGTCCCAGGGGCATAGGTCAGGCTGCGGAATGACTTGATTAGTTCCTTGCAGCGGGGGTGGATTAAGCAGCGGCGCGTTCCAGTGGCGTCTAGTAATGCGGTGTTTACGGCGGTGATTTTGTCGCGTACTTTCCATGGGCTGCGTGGGGCGCAGACGCGGAATCCTGATTTTCGTAAAATGTTGTGGTCTGTTGCGCCTACGCCTTGGGTTTTGCGGGCGCCGCCCGTGGGGTCCGGGCAGGCCATGATGCGGCGTTCCAGGCCGAAGCGGCGGATTACTTCTTCCGTGAAGTCCCAGGTGGTGGCGCCGCCCGTTAGGTGGATTTCGTCGAATACGTAGAGGGTGTCGTTGTCCTTGACCGCGCAGATTCCGGTCATTGGGTCCACGTTGAAATCGACGCCCAGCAGTAGCGGGAGGATTGGGATGTCCTTCGCGGCGGTGCTGATGTTGGCGTCGCCAAATGAGACGGCAACAAGGCCGGATAGGTTTTCAAAGCTGGCCTCGAACTCTTGGCGGAAAGTTCGTGGGTCCAGTTGGCCCCGTGCAGCTTCGATTTCTTCCGGTGGAACGTTGCCGCCCTGGATTGTAGTGAAGCTCCAACGTTTCCAGTTGGTGTCGCCTGTGATGCAGTATTGCCAAAGTTCGTAGAACCAGCTGGCCGTTCCATCGGGCGTGGAAATGAATAGTGCCCAGCCCTGTTTGTCCGCTAATGCGGGGCGGATCACCTCGAACCAGACGGCGGCGTCCATAAATGCGGCTTCGTCAAGGACCACGCCCGAAAGGCTGCGGCCTCGTAGTGCCATTGCGTTTTCGGTGCCCTTTAGTTCGATCGTGGAACCGTTGACAAGTTCCAGCTTGAGGTCCGTTTCGTTCTTGGATTTGATCCAAGCTGCGGGGACAATACGTTTCATGACTTTCCAGGCAATGTCCTTTGCCATGCGGTAAGTCGGGGCGCAATAAAAGAAGGTTTCGCCGGGGCTGGCAATCGCTCCACGCAAGAGTTCGATGCAAGCTAGGTACGACTTTCCGAAGCGGCGGCCTGCTACCAGTACGCGAAAACGTACGTCGCTGTTGAAAACTTCACCCTGTGCGTGCCGTAGCGATAGCGGGGGTGGTGTACGTACGGCCATGTATTACAGAAGAAAGTATTGGGTGCGTATTTTTTTGGGGCCTGTACTACAGGATAGTTGACTTTTGGTGGATACCCCCTTAGTATTACAGTAACAGATGTTTCCCACGTACCAGCAGGTTCCCTATGTCCTACGCCATGCCGCCCTTATTGCGAACCCGCCCCCCTTATTGAGAACGGTCCGACTGTTACATTTTGTGACGGCTTTTTGAGAATCGTTCTCAGTCGTCAACGGCAACCGCTGCGGCGCTCATGAGAGACGTGCCACCGACTATGGCCAGTGATAGCACTGCAACCAGTGGAACCGTGTCTGAAGCCCGCGCAGGCTGGTGTGAGAGTGTCGCCCCAATCCCCACCGCTGAGCAAATGCAGGCAAGGCCAGTGATCGCGAATGATCCGACTGATAACAGTTTCTTATGGTTGGTGTTGTTCATGATAAGTAGTCCGAGTGTAAATGTTTGTTAAAGATGAGCGTGATCTCAGAAGACGTGCGCTAGGCGGCGGGAAACAGTGGATTGACTGATGCCTAGGTGCTCTGCGATTTGACGCTGGCTCAACCCGTAGTGACGGCTCAAGCGTTTGGCTTGTCGTGTTTGTCGTTGGGTCTTGGATTCAGTAGCCCATACGATCACGATCAGCGGTAGAAGAACCAACGCGATGATGGCAGCGGTAGAAGTGGTGATCATTGGAAGTAAAGACAAGC